TGTGTTGCATTTGATGGAACCATAGAGTCATTTCCAGTCCATAGGAATGCGATAGAATGGGTCCCAAAAAATGTTGGATATTCAAATACAGAAAAGACCACAAATTTGAAAGAATACATACAACCTCATGAAAAAATATTTTTAAAAATGGATATTGAAGGGTCTGAATTTAATTGGTTGGATTCTATGTTAGAAACAGAATTAGAAAAATTTAGTCAAATCGTGTTAGAAGTTCATTGGCCATTTGATATATATCGTATGAACATGCTGAAGAAGCTAAATAAAACACATTGTATTATACACATACACGGTAATAATTATTGTGATAGAGATATTCCAAAACATCTACCTTCAGGTAGAACCTACGATGGAACGGTTACTATCGTGAATGATATCATGCCACAAATTAAATTACCTGAAGTATTTGAAGTTACCTATATCCATAAAAAACTTTGTTCGTCATGGGTTGAAATGAAAGAAATTCAATTTCCAACCCGATTAGATTATCCAAATAACCCGAATACAAATGATATCTATTTTTCAATACCTATTTATTTGAATTTAGCAAATAAAACCTATACTTGGGAAAATGCATACATCACATTTTTAGATAACTTCAAGATGGATGCTTTTGGAACAGGGAATTATAAAATTATAAATAAAAACACGATTATAGCAAAATTTGGTGGTAGAATTCATACGTTTACGTTTAACATGGAACATACCGAGTTTATATCCGTTAGAAAGGATGATTTAGAAATGGTACACGGAATGCATATTCCTGTCAAAAAAACCGTTTAAATTCTACCGTGGTATCTTTGTGATAATATGCAGGATTTGCCAAAGGAACCACTAAGGTTGAAATGTCCTTCTTGTATTGTATATAACTGATGATTTCGCCATAGACACGGGGTACACAATAAGCAATGACACGAGAGTTTAACGATTCTATTTGTTCCGTCAGTTGGTCAGGTTGATTTAGACTATATTGTAAAAAAGTCGCCCTCATAATGACCACGAGTTGGTCGCGGTCTTGATTGTCAATGACGTGAGTATTGTTTGACATGGAATACACTCCGGCTTTAATGGCATTTTCTATAAGTTCCACATTTTTAGAAGAAAAAAATAAAGTAGACAGTTTGTTGTTTTGAAGGGTATGCTTTAGGGCATTCATATAGTTTGTTTTTGAATTAGGAAGAATTTTGTCCTTTAAGAATAAAGGAGTACCCCCTATATAAGAAAGTAAATCTACTCGTCCATTAGATTCCATTGAACTATATAATATTTTATTTTTCCATTATAACATGGGATTTTATAAAAGTTTTTTGTTTGGAAATGCAATTGCGTTGATTATACTTTTAGCGGTGATGGCTGTATTACTCTCAGGTAAAATGAAGACACAAGCGTTTCCGCCTGAAATTTCTAAGTGTCCCGATTTTTATAGTCAGACTTCGGATAATTCATGCGTGATGTCAAAATCCGTATATAGTTCCAATGTTCCTGCATGCAATACCATGTATCCAAAAACACTAGATTTTCGTTCAAAAAAATCATGGGCTTCTGGATGTGGAGTTGCATGGGATGGAATAACAAATAGTTCAATTATATAAATATAATTCAGCGTACTAAGTAATGACAACCCAACAACTAAAGAATGCGTTGAAACAAAGTAAACCTATCTATTTGCATGGAAAATCAGGAACAGGAAAAACAACCTTACTCAAAGAGTTAGACCACGCAGTATTTGTCTCCATACAAGATATTCAGGATTTTGATGACCTCTATAAATTTGTACAACCTACTATTGTAGATATATTTCATCATTCACCTAAAAAAAATATATGCGTCATTGATAATATTGATTTTTTACATGCCCATGAAAAGAAACTGATGACTCAGTTTTTAAAACAATTCAAATTAGAAGAAAAGAACAAAAAGAAAAGAACGTTTTCTCTTATCATTTGTGGTACAAATTCATATGACAAGAAAATAAAAGAACTCATGAAATACTGTCTATGTATACAGACCAAATCTGTTTCGGATATTTCGTATAATCAATATGAAAAAAGTATACAAACCAACATCATGCAAATTATGACAAAGGCGTTCAAAGAAGACTTTATGATTGAAAACGAAAAGGCGACACAAGCTCTCCTTTTCCATGAAAATTTAATTGATGTGATTCAATCGGAACATTATTCTTTTTACAATAACATCTTAAAAAATCTATGTATAGGCGATTATTTTGACCGAATAAGTTTTCAAAAACAACTATGGATATTCAATGAAATGACGTATTACATCAAATTATTGCATAATTATTATCTCTATCAAGCGTCTAATATTACACCAAAAAGAGTCTCGGAATATAGATTCACGAAAGTGCTTACAAAATACAGCAATGAATACAATAACAATACGTTTATCATTGGTCTGTGTCATAAATTAAACTGTTCCAAAAAAGATTTGTATTATAAATTGATTCGTAACCAAACGGACGACCTTACTCAGAACGAGCTGAATCGCGTGCTTTTATACTTTCAATTAAAAGTCTAACGTATTCATTTTTTTGATTCAATTCCTTCTGAAGTGTTAGATTCTCTTCTGTTTTGATACGAAGTGCGTTCATCAAGTCAGCTACCGTGGGTTGGGGGGGGTGCCGTAATTGATTATCCCGACGCTTTAATTCCGCCAAGATATCTGGTTTATATTTCATCTCTCCTTGTTCATACCCTTCTAGCAAAAGGTCAAGTTCTTTGGTATAAAACGTACGAATCTCTTTCTGTTTAATAAATTGTTTCACTTTCATAGCCGACTCCTTACACACAGGACTATTTGTGTCTATTAAACGCTTTTTGTCAAAAGTGTTTTGATTGTGAGAGAATACAAGAATGGTCTTGAGTGGGTCTAATTGAATAAACGGAATCGTGTAGTTCTTCAAGAAGTGTTTCTCTTCTCCCATCACGGCATTATCCTCATAAGAGGTTTGTTTGAGCAAAGCACGCTTAAACGCAAACGTACCTGCAGTAGAATGATTTGCTCCATAAGGACCAAATTTATACATTTTTTGAAGTCCATTAAACCAAATAAAGAGTTCGCTTGAACCCGCGCAAAGTGCGTTAGAAGAAGAGAGTTTAGACACGGCATGAGACACGCGTTGAGGCGGATAATAGTCGTCATCGTCTATGTAGACAATAATATCGTTGTCTTTTTGAAATGTACATTGTTGATGCATAAAATTTCTCTTTTTTCCAAGAGGCATTTTATCCACAGAAATATACTTGACAAACGGTAAATGATTGACTAAATCCCCTATTTTATCCGTACCGTCGTCTACGATAATCCATTCTATCTTATCCATAGGATAGTCTTGACTCAAGATGTTGGCGATGGTTCCCTTGAAAAAAGGACGACGATTAAACGTAGGTGTGCATAAGCTCACTCTAGGAAAGTCCATTCTTTATCATCCTTTCTAAATGTTTAACTACTTTTTGAACATAACATAGATACCCACCAGAATGATGATAAAAAAGGTCATGATAGAATAACTTTTCCCTAAGGTTTGTCTCACATGGAATAACAATAAAAATAATCCAACGATGACGACAGAAGCCGTTGTATTTTTTAACATGGCCGACACCTCGGGAATATTTAACAATCTAAATGCAGAAAAGAATAAGTTGAATCCGATGTAACAACCATAGCATAGTCCAAATAGAATAGGGACCGTAATGCCTAAAAATGAAAATAAAGTACGGACGCTAAAATTCTTCGCATACATATTTTCTATAAGGTCAAAGGGGTTCATCTTGGTGACCGCTAGTTTTTTTATAAGGTACACATATTGAGAGAGTGAAAAGAAAAAAGTCAAAAAAGCGATGATTAATACAGTGGTATTAATGGGAAACAAACATGATTTTCCCAATACATAGGCTGTCGTAATTAAAGTGACAATGACAAGAATTGTACACAAAGGTATAATGAGACATACGCAACAGGATATAATATGCACAATCAGATTGATTAACTGATTTGTCAGGATGGCCTTTGGTTCTGTTTCATCTTTCAATTTAATATTGAGTTTTCTTCTTACTTTTTCATTCATAGAACCTACTCCCAAAAACATATAATAGAGAAGCGCTGAAAATCCTACTACGGTGATTTTTTTATTTAACATACCGATGACATTCTCCGAAAGAAATGCACATCCCTTATGAATCATACCAAGAGTCGCGTTACAGTACAAATAATTATAAAAAGCAAGCGTACAAACAAAATAAGTGATGTAGTCCATCGTACACAATTCGGATTTATCACATTTATCTTGAATGGTGGAAGCAAATTGTTGTACACCATCACCACCCCTATCTATAAGTTTCGGATATATAACTTTTAAAATACTCTTTTTCTCGGGTGTAAGATTATCTAATTCTGTAAAAAAAGTGGCTTGATTCTCTCTACGCCTTACCATTTCATCTGGTTTAATCGGTTTACACAAGCTGTCATCCGCGGATTGTATGAAATTAAACTGTTCGTCTCTCTCATTTTTTTTGGCATCATAATAAACAAAAGGGTAACGTTCTACGTCTACGGGATATAATAATTCACTGGGAACCTTTAACCAACAAATAATAGAAATAAATAATAACCAAAAAATAAAAACAATTATCATGTCCATGGCCAATTTGTATAAAATAATTAAAATCGCATAAAATGGACTATCTTTGATTAACTTTAATTTAGATAATTTATCAACCAACGCAGTTTCCAGTAAAACACTGTTATCTATAAAGGTATTCACATTTAATTCAACCGCTTTTCCTGTATTCATTACATTATCCAAGTTACTCGTGACGACAGACTTTTTAGGAGGAGTGATGGAAATGGTCCCTCCCTTGACATTTTTTGTAATGATACCATTGTTTGTCATGCCGTCTACTCTGGAAAAGATATATACACTTTCGCTAGGTGTTGTGAATTGTGAGGCATTAGAATTAATCAATGTTTTTTCAGGAAAAACAAACTGGAAAGGAAATTCATTTTCACTGGACATTGTTGAAAT